GCCCGACTTCGCCCGACGCCTCGCTCACGAAGAACGGGACGCCGCGCCACGACGCCGGCCGGAGCCGCGCGCGCCACGAGCGCTCCTCGACGGTCCGCCGCTTCTGCGGGCGGCGCTGCCGCGGCGCCTCGTCGAAGAATCCGACCTGCTTCGCCATCCTACGGCGCTCCGCCCGGGGCGTACGGGCCGCTGTACTCGGGGACGCTCCACGGCATCGAGCGGCCGACGTCGACCGACTTGATCTTCGCCGCGCCGGTCGCCGTCGCCGCCGTCGTCTGCCCGGGCGGCGCGTTCTTGTTCTCGATCGTCACGGCGACCGTGCCCGACGCCGGCGGCCCGGTGAGCGGCGGGGGCGGGACGCCCGGGACGCTCCCCGCGACGAACGTCTCGGGCGCCAGGGTCTTGAACTTCTCCCATTCGCTCTTCATCACGTCGGCGGCTCTCGTCCACGCATCGAAGAGCGGGATGTCGGTGTAACTCTTGATCGTCGTCCACATATCGACGAACGACGTCTTGACGGCCGTCCAGGCGTGCGAGATGCCCTCGATATCGGCCTTCGTGCTCTTGACGAAGCCGGCGATCTGTTCGAGCCCGCCCGCGAAGTCCGTCGCGATCGCTTCGCGGTTCTGCTCCGTATAGGTCGCCATCTGCTCGTTCAGCTTCGTCATCTCCGGGAGCAGCTGCGCGCCGACCGCCATCCGGGTCTGCTTCATCGCTTCGGCGAGGTGCTCCTGCGACTTCGCGAACGCGACGCCGTCGGCGACCTGCTGCGTCGTCAGCTCGCCGAGTCGCTTCTGCGCTGCCGCGGCGTCGTCGATCGCCTGCGGCCCCTTCCGGAGCGCGTCGACGGTCTGCTCCCACGTCCCGCCGAAGAGAATGAACCCGCGCCGGGCGCGCTCCGTCGCGTCGTCGAGACCGCGGAAGCCCTCGGCGAGCTTCGGGAGCAGATCGGCGCCGGTCTTGACGTTCTCCAGATCGGTGATCCCGAACGACTCAAGCACGCCGGCGATCGACTTCGCGCCCTTGCCGCCTTCCTTGACGGCGCCGATCCCGCGCGTCAGGCGGAGCAGACTCGTATCGAGCTCCTTCGCCGTCCCGCCGCTCTCGACCATCCAATGCTGGAGCTCCTGGAGCTGCTCGACGGTCACGTTGAGCGACGCCGCGCGCGTTCCGAGCTCCTTCGCGGCGCGGACCGTCTCGTCCATGCCTTCGGCGGCCGCTTTCCAGAACGCGAGAAACGCGCCGCCGGCGACGCCGGCGCCGATCTCGAGGATCGGCGTGAACGCCGCCTTGAGCGTCCCGCCGAGCTCGCTCGCCCAGCCGCGGACGGACGTGATCGCGCCGCCGAGCTTCTCTCGGAGTCCGGTCCCGAGCTCCGTGAAGAGCGTCCGGACCGACTCGCCGACGCCGGCGATGTGCTCCTTCATCGGCGCGATCGCCTTCCCGATCTCGGCGACCTGCTTCTCGACCTCCGGCGCGACGTTCGGAACGACTTTCTCCGGGTCCCAGGCGTAGCCGAACATCTTGGCCTGCTCGGCCATGCTCCGCGGGACGGACGCCTGGACATCGGCGTTCGCCTGGGCGACGCCTTCGAGACTCTTCGAGATCTCTTGAATCGCCGGCGTCGCCTTGTCGATGACGGAGAAGACGACGCGGACGTCGGCGCTCGTCGTTTCGTTCGGCACCGCTCACTCCGGCCTACGGTTGAGGGCGAACAGCCGATGCGCCTGCCGTTCCCATTCGAGAAACTCCCGGATCGAAAGCGCGAGAACGATCGACGGCGCGCAGCGGAAGAAGTAGGCGACGTCGAAGGCGCGCGTCACGGGCTCTGGTCCGATTGCCAAAAAAAATTGATGATCTTCCAGGCGACGCGGTGCCAGTCCGGCGGCGAGAGCATCGCGACGGAGCTCGGCGGGATCTTCGCGAGCCGCGAGATGTACGCCGAGACGACCCGCGGCCGGGGCGTCATCGTGCCGTCGACGACGAGAAACGGGACGCCGTCCTCGGCGGTGATGTCGGTCACGGAGAGCGGCCGGAGCGTCAGCTCCGTTACCTGCGCGCCGTGCGCCTGGATCGGGCGCGAGAGCGGGACGACGACCGTCTCCGGCGGCTCGGGCGCCGGCTCGACGACGTGGAGTGCGGGGGACGATACGGGATCGGTAGGAGGAGGCATGCCCGGCTCCCTACGCCGCCGCCGCGATCATCTCTTCGATCTTCAAGAACCCGAACTTGATCTCGTAGCTCCCCTCCTTCGTGTTCAGCTCGCGGGCGTCTTCCGTCCAGCCGTTCCGGCCGACGTACGTCTTGAGGTTCATGAGCTCCGCGGTGACGGTGACGTTCGTCCAGTCGCGGACGCGCGTGATCGAGACGCCGCCGAGATCGGTGATCGTCATCGACATGAACGGGACGCGCGGCGCCTCGGTATAGCCGTGGATCCCGTCCTGCCCGGCAACGCCCTTCCGTTCGAGCGCGTCGGGCGAGATCGTGAGATCGCCGCGGAGCAGGAGCTGCTCGCCGTCGACCTTGACGAAGGCGGTTCCGCCGACTTTGTTGACGATAGGCATCGGTCCCTCCTATGCCGCGGCGGCGGTCGCGTCCGGCGAGTATTGCAGCCGGAACTGTACGAGTAGCGCGAGCACGCGGAGCTGGTTGACGAGATCGGGCGGGAACAGCACGTTGACGCGGTTCGGGTCGGTCAGGTCCCGCTCGACGATCAGGAACTTCTTAAACGCCTCGATGTTCTCGACCTCCGCCTCTTCCTCGAGCTCGGAGTACTGCGCGACGAGCTCGGCGCGGATCACGGACGGGGTGACGACCGCCTGCCCGGGGCCGAAGCGGGTCCCGTCGTCCGCGAGCTTCGAGCGCGGGAACTTCGTCAGGATCGCGTTGCGGAGCCGGCGGACGATGTACTGGAGCGTCGCCGGCGTCTGGACGTCGAGGTAGGACGGATCGGTCTGCCCGAACGCGTTTTTCTGGTACGTCGTGACCGCGCGCTCGATGTGGACGACGTTGTCGGGGCCGGCGGTACAGGTCCCGATCCCGCTAAAGAGCAGCGTCTGGCGATCGCCGACCTTGAACCGCTGACCGCGCGGCGCGAGCGCGATCCCGACGAGCGGGAGCGTCTGGAGCGGGCGCGCCGGATCGGCCCGGAGTCCGACCGCCGCCTGCGCCGTGAGCGCCGCCGCGACGCGCCAGGCTGGCGACGGCGACGCCGCCGGGTAGCCCATGATCGAGCAGTGCGGATCGTTCCGCGTCCGGCCGAACGTGACGAGATCGGCGACGTCGCCCGCCCGCGCGCTGAACGCGTGGCCGTAGAGCTGGACCGACCACGCCCAGCGGCCGGCGACGTCGTTGAACGCCTCCTGAACGGCGTCGAGCGTTCCCACATCGGTCCACGGGACGCCGACGTAGTCGTACTCGGCGTCGGCGAGCGCCGCGAGCGCCGGCGCGACGTCCGGATCGCCGGTCCCGCCGGTAAACGCCGCTACGGCGACGGTCAGCCCGTCGGGCGTGAACTCGCCGCCGGCGACGCCGCGGAGATTGACGGCGAGCCCGAGCGTATTCCCGATCTCGCCCTCGGCGTGCGCCGTGAGCGTCACGACGCCGGTCACGGCGGTGGCGTCGACCGGGGCGAACGGGTCGACCGCGATCGCCGCCGCGAGCGCGTCGCCGAGCGTCGTCGGCGTACTCGTCGGCGTCACGTTGATCTGATAGCGGCGGTCGCCGACGTAGATCCCGACGAGCCCGCTCGTCGTCGGCGTCCCGGTAAAGGTCACGGTCGACGTCGCGGCGCCGGCGCCGGTGCCGGCGGGCACCGCGATGCACCAGAGCTCGCCGGTCGGATCGTTCTGCCGGTAGGCGTTCACCATGTCCGTCAGCATCGAGCCGGCGCCGAAGAGCGCGATCGCCTGGTCGGTCCCGCTGACGAGAATGAGCGTGTTCTCGTCCGCCGGCGCGTCCGCGTCTTTCGTCCCGAGCAGGACCGCCGGCTGGTTCTGCGCGAGATAGCCCGCCTCGACCGCGGAGAACTCGGCCCAGAAGAGCGGCACGCGGAGGTTCGGCGGAATGAAGTTGAACGAAACCGGCATGGGTTTACTCCTTCGAGACCGGCGGCCCGTCCGCGGGCGGTCTCCCCAGGGACCGCCGCGGGGACAGCACCGCGCGCCAGAGCTCCCGCCACTGGTCTGTCGACTTCGAGCGCAGGAGCTGCCAGAGCGTCCCGTCCTTCGGGACGCGCAGATGCACTTCGATCCGGCCGTCGGGGCCGGGATAGCCGCCCGGGTAGCCGTCGGGCGGCGTCGTCGGATGCCCGTCGACGTTCGGGTCGGCCGCGGGATCGATCACGTCGACCTGGAGATCGACGGCGAGCAGATCGTCCACGAGGTCGGGCTCGACGATCTCGACGTAGACGACGGTGTAGGTCAGGACCGCCGACGCCGTCCGCCGGTCGGTATCCTGGACCTGCCCGATCGTGATGCGCGTCCCGGCGCGCGAGACGTCGAGCTTGAGCGGGACGTACCACTGCGGGTTGTAGTAGAGACACTGCTCGACCTGTTCGCAGAGCCGGTCGAGCGGCGCGCAGACGTCAGCGGCGAGCCGCTGCTCTTCGGTCCAGTCCGGATCGGTCTGGAGCTCGACGACGACCTCGACGACGAGATCGAGCGCATGCTGGAGCTCCCAGGCGCTCGAATCGCCGAGCGGCGTGACGACGTCGTTTAGCGTATAGACGGAGAGCGCCGGGAGCGGGCGCTCGCGGCGGAGCGGCAGGACGGGACTCGTGTAGACGCGCGTCTCGGCGTCGGTCTCGCCGCGGAGCGCCGCGACGGTCTGCTCTCGGATGTACTGGCGCCAGAGCATCGCTCATCCGGGGAGGGGGCGGGGCGTCGAATTGACCGGGGGCGGCCAACGACTGCGTCGACGCCCCGCCACCGGGGTCGCCCCGTCATCCGGGGAGGTAAGCGGCGGGAGCGGCCCCGTACTGCCCGGGCCGACACGCAGGAGCCGCATCCGCACATGGCCGCCGCCGTCGGACGCGAGATCGGCGATCTCCCAGTCCGCGCCGCGAATCGAGACCCGTTCGCCCTGCCGCGGCGAGTAGCCGTCGGGTAGCTCGAGGACGCGGACGCCGCACCACGGCACCTGATCGGTGAGCCCGACGACGAGCCCGAGATCGGTATGGCGCGGCGGCTCGTCGAAGATCGCCCGGCCGGCGACGCCCTCGGGCGGCCCGGTCGGCGGGAACCAGACGACCGACTCGCCGAAGGTGTCGAGACATTTCTCGAGCACGGCGTCGTGGAGATCCCACCAGCCCACGGGGCTCCTACGCCGCCGACGGAATCAGCTTCACCCAGCAGGTCGGCGCGCTCGTCGCGGCGGCGACGTAGACGTAGCCGAGTACGAGCGCGCCCGTCGCCGTCATCTTCTGCGACGCGAGATCGAACTTCGCGGCGCTCCCGGCGGTAATCGCCGTCCCGTCTTTCGGGAGCTCGACGGCGCCCTCGATTAGGAGCTCGACGACCGTCCCGGTCTTCCCGTCCGTCGTCGCGACGCCGACGATCTTCCCGATCTGGACGACCTGGCCGCTCACCACATCGGCCGTCATGACGACGCCGATGACGTTGGCCGGCTGAACGAAGTTTTGCATACCTCACCTCCTGCCGGTCACGGCAGCCCTGGCGTCTTGACGAGCCCCCGGTACCCCACGGCGGCGGCGCCGAAGTCCTCGCGGGCCTTGAACTCGATGCCGTCGATGTCGAACCCGACGCGCGTCTCGATGGTCGGGCCGCCCGCGGGCGCGCCCTGGAGATAGGCGTACTCGATCGTGTTGGCGAAGGCGGGCGACGCGGCGAGATACCAGCTCTTGTCCGTGATGCGTCCGTCGACGACGACCTCGAGCGACTTGAGCTGGACGGGAATCACGTCGGTGCTCTTCGTCGGGACGACGGTCGTCGAGACGAACTGGAGCGCTGCGACTTCCATCGCCGGGCCGACGATCAGGAACTGCGGTTCGAGATTGAGCAGCTGCCCGTCGGGCGTCGTCTGCGCCCGCATGAGCGCGCGCGCGGTCGTCATCCCGGCGAGATCGATCGTCGCGGCGGTTGCGAGATTCTTGTGCTGCGTCGAGAAGAGCGCGAAGCCATCGCTCATCAGCGGGTTGCCGGTCAGGATGCCGTAGACGGCGTCGGACTCCATCTGCGCGGCGGCGGCGCTGAACGCCTGCGGGATGTCCTGGAGGACGCCGAGATCGTCGTTGATCATACACTGGCGGGTGAAGGCGAGGACCCGCCCGTAGGTGTTCAGCTGGATGTTCTCGCCGCCGGTCGCGCCGTACGGGCCGCGGATGTACTCGCCGTGCTGCGGGACGAGCAGGAGCTTCGGCGCGGTGCCGACCGCGAAGCGATTGGTCGGCCGGAAGTCCGGGAGCGTGGTCCGCCGCGTCCACGGCGGAAAGGTCTTCGGAGCGAGCTCGTAGGCGGCGATGAGCGTCGCGCGCGCGACGTTCCCGAGCAGCAGCGCGAAGTCGGACGTCGTCTGGTAGCCGGACGGCTGACGGACGGCGAGGAGACCGAGCGCGCCGCCGGCGAGCGTCATCCGATCGAGGCCGGCCGTCCGGACGCCGCGCGCTTCCAGGACGGCCGCCCCGATGTCGAGCAGCCCGCGCGCACGCCACGGCTCGCCTTCCGGCGCGAGCGGCGTGCGGCCGGCGTCGATCCGGTAGCGGAGAATCGCCTCGACGCTCCGGGTCAGAGTATCGAGCCCGGTCGGGCCGACCGTGACGGCTCTCGCCGTGACCCGCGGCTGGCGCTTCCCGAGCTCGGCGAAGATGCGCTTCCGCGCCTCGTCGAGGCCGACGCCGTCGTCGATCAGCGTCTCGGCGAACTCCTCTTCGAGCTCGACCTGTCGGACCGCCTTGCGAATCTCCCGCATCCGGGTCCGCTCCGCGGCGATCGCCCGGGCGGCGGCGTCCTTCGCCGCGATCCCCTCGGGCGCTTCGTCGTCGGGCGGCTCGTGCTTCTCCGGATCAGGCGTAGGAGGCGGGACCTCCGGCGGCGCGTCTTCCGGGTGCTCGCGCTTCTGAACGTCCGTCGGATCGCCCATGAGACTCCTCCTTGGTGTCTGGTCGAGACGGACCCGACACGGGTGCGTGCGAAGCGAGTCGAGATCGAGCTGCGCGCTGCGCGTCTGCGCGCCGGCGTCGGCGCCGACCGCGACGAACGAGAGCTCGCAGGGTCGCCAGCTCACCGCGCGTAGCAGCGGCGGCAGCTTCTCTTTCCGACGGCGCTCGCCGTCGATCTCCTGGAAGTCGTCGACCTCGTAGCCGACGGAGAGATTACCGATGATCCCGTCTTCGATATCGCGGACGATGTCGGCGATCTCGTCCCGCTTCGAGAAGCGGATCGTCGCGACGCCTTCCGGCGGGTTCGCCGAGACGCGCGCGCTGCCCGGGACGACGCGCCCGAGAATGCTCCGGACGCCGCCGTAGCTGCGATGGCTATCGAGAACGTTCGCGCCCTTGTTCAGCCGGGCGAGATCGCAGGCGCCGTCGGCGAGCGAGAGCTCTTCGAGCCAGGTCTCGCCGCTCCAGAAACTCGTCCGCTTGACCTGCGCGCCGGTCGTCCAGCAGACGTCGATCGTCCGCGTCTCGCGATTGAACGACTCCGGGACGAGCGTCGCCTGGCGCTCGAATCGGGGGAGCTGTACTACCAGCTCTTGCGGCATCCCACGCGCTCCGACCACCACATCTGGGGGCGCCCTAGTCCCGCCGCCGGCGACCGACAAGAGGGAGCGCGTAGATTTCTCGTTCAAACCCTGCTACTTGCGATCAAACCGTGCCGATCCGCCCGCCAGAATCTCGGCTGATCACGCTCCCGCAGGCGGCGCGGCAGCTCGGGATCGGGCTCCGGCAGCTCCAGGCGGCGCGCGTCGCCGGCGAGCTCCCGGTCTACCGCGTCGGCGCGTGGCCGCGCGTTACCATGCGCGACGTCGACAGCTGGCTCGACGGCCGACGCGAGCGCCGGCGCTAGGTCCCGGCGCCGGTTCCGTTCCCGAGCGCCGCCGCGGCACTCTCGGTCGGATCGAGAATCCACGCCGGCTGCGGGTTTCCCGTCTTCGCGACCTTCCGCGGGTCGATGTCGAGCACGAGCCCGCGCTCGTCGACCATCTTCGTAAACGCCTGCCACTCGTCGAGCACCGTCTCGACGTCGTAGCCGAGCTCGCGGATCGCTTCCTGCGGGCTCATGAGGCCGGCGCGGACGCCCGAGATGATCGCCGGGATCTCCCGCCCGGGATCGGTGAGCGTCTTCCGCGGCGTCGTCCACTCGACCGAGACGGAGTCGGCGCCCGGGACGCCGGCGGTGACGCAGGCGTCGCGGAACCAGCCGAAGATCCGGTCGCAGAACTGCGGGATCACGACGAGCCACTGGAGCTCGCTCACGAGCTCGTAGAAGGCCGTCCGCGCCATCCGCGCCGACGAGAAGTTGACTTGCGAGTAGTCGGCGGCGAGCTCTTCGTACGGGAGCCCGGTCCCGCTCGCGATCCCTTGGAGTACCTCGGTGACGAAGCTCTTGTCCTCGACGCTCTGCGGCTGCGCGAAGGACGGCTCGTAGCCGGCCGGGAGCTTCGAGATCATGCCCGGCTCGACGTGGTCGCAGAGATCGATCGGCTCGCGGGCGGTCCCGACGAGATCGAGCGTGCCTTCGGGTTCCGAGAGAAAGACGGCGAAGCAGGCGGCGATCTTCTGCCGGATCAGCTGGGTATCGAGGTACTGATCGAGATCGCGAATCCGGATGACGACCGGCGCGAGCACGGGAACGCCGCGGACTTGCCCGGCGCGCTCTTCCTGGAAGACGTGGAGCACGTTCGCCGCGTCGACGCGGGTCGAGCTCATCCCGGGAATCATCACGCTCGATACGCCGCCGGTCTCGCCGCTCTGCGTCCCGACGGCGACGATGCCGTCGCCCGGGTTCCGCGGGAAGAGCCAGTAGGCGACCGGCCGGTCGTCGCCGTCGAGCTCGACGCCCTGATCGAGCCGGTTGCCGTCCCGGAGCTCGTCGGGCGTGCCGCCGTAGTAGCCGGGGACGCTGTTGTCGCGCTGCGGGTCGAGATAGTCGGGCTCGATGACCTGAATCCGGAGCGAGAGCGGCGACGGCGGTCCGCCGTTCAGGTGGGCCCAGCGGCGGAGCGCGAGCACTTCGCCGGACTCGAAGAGCGTCCGGGCGACGAGTCCTTGGAGCCCGCCGAACGTCTGCTTGCCGCGCGCGTCGCAGAGCGTCGACGCGGTCCACTGCGTCCAGAGATCGGTGATCTTCGCGACGGCGCGCTGGTTCGGCCCGGTGAGCGTCGCGCTGATCCCGTAGCTCCCGACGGTCGCCGTCGCGAGCCGCCGGACGGCGCGCCGGCCGTAGGGATTGTTCCGGCAGAGATCGCGGCTCCGGTTCCGGAGCGTCGCGAGCGAGTAGCGCGTCTCGGCGGACGCCGAGCCGCCGTCGGCCGTAATCCAGTCCTCGGTCCGCCGCCCGCGCGCCGACCCTTCGTACGCCCGGCCGAGCGTATCGAGCAGGAGCCGCGCTCGGACGCGTCGGACCGCGCGCTGCGGCGAGACGACGGCGATCCAGCGATCGAGACGCGAGAGCGGCGCCACCGGGACGCCGCGCGTCCGGAGCGCCGGCGCGCTCACCGACGCCGCTCCCACGCGATGTCGGCGACCTCGGCGTGTTCGAGCCCGCCGGGGTAGTAGCCGAAGAGTCCCTTCGAGAAGCAGGCAGCGGAGAACCGCGGCTGCCCGCTCCCGGGGACGGCGATCCGCCCGACGTACTGGAGCGCTTTCAGGAGATCGCCCGGGTTCATGTACGTTACCTGTCGGTCGGCGTACTTGACCGACTGGACGCCGCCGGCGAGCGCCTTGATCAGCGCGACGACGTCGACGGGCGTCACCGGGAGCGGCGGGACCGGATCGTCGCCGGGGGTCATCATGGAGCCGCCGCTAGCACAGATCGGCGCCGAACGCACGACGCCTACCGCCAGAAGTCGGACTTCCGCCAGCGGATCGGGCCGCGCGCCGGCGGCTCGGGCGGCGCCGGCGGGACGCCGCCGCGACGTACCGTCTCCTGCGGCGCGCGCGGGTTCGGCGGCGACGGCGGCGCGGGCGGCTCTGGCGGCCCGAACGGCGCTTCGAGCACCGTCCAGTCGGCGTCGGAGAAGCGATCGAGCCCGACGAGATGCGCGGCGGCGCGGGCGTAGATCCGGCAGTCGAGCGCCTCGTTGCGGTTGTAGACTTTCACCCACTCCTGGCGCTCGATCCCGCGGACGACTTTCCGGACGAGCTGCTCGGCGGTGAGCTGCCGGAGAAACTCGTCGCCGACGGCGGGGAGCGAGATCCAGCCCGGCGGCGTCGTCGTCCCCGGCGCCGGCGCGTCGAGCCCGAGCCAGCCGTACGTCTCGACCTTGAGCGCGTGGACGTTGACCTGCCAGACGCGGAGCCCGCGCGCGCGGCGGCGCCGCCCGGGTCGACCGCGCTGCTCGACCGCTTCCGCCGAGCGCGGGAGCGAGACGAGCGCCGGGCCGGGCGGTCCGCCCTTGACGAGGACGACGCGGCCGGCGGGCTGGTGCCGGGCCCACGCGTAGACCTGCGTCGTCGCGAACCCGGTGTCGATCGCGACGCGCTGGAGCGGGAGCGCGAGCTCGCCGGGCGTCGGCCAGGTCCGGGAGACGAGCGTCGAGAGCCGCTCCCAGACGGCGTCGGCGGCGACGTCGCCGTCGAGAACGAGATGGTCGACGAGCCACGAGCGGCGATCGCGGCCCCAGCCCCAGATCGAGCACTCGATCCGATCGCGCTGGACGTCGACGCCGGCGGTCAGCAGACAGGCGTACGGCGGTCCGGGCGGGATCCGCCCGAGCGCGTCGGTCGTCTGCCGCTCGCGGAGCCGGTGCCAGTCCGGCGCGTCGCCGCGGAGCGCGAACGACTCGCCGAGCATCGTATTGGCGAACGTCTGCGCCTTCTGCGGATCCTGCGCGGCGCGCTCCGCTTCGCCGGCGATCTCGGCCCACGAGCACCAGCCGACCGGGCAGTAGAGCGCGCTGATGTGAAAGCCCGCGACGCCCGGGTCGGTCTGCGGCGCCGTCGCCCGCCACTCGCCGCGGGCGAGCATCCGCGTCTTCGCCGCTTCGCGGATGAGCGACCCGCAGGCGACGCAGCGGTAGCGCGCCGTCTTCGGCCGCCCGGGTTCCCAGACGAGCTGAGCGAAGTCGAGCACCTGGAACTCGTTACAGGTCGGACACGGCACGAAGTAGCGGCGCTGGTCCGTCGTCTGGTACTCCGTCTCGATCGCGCTGTAGCCGGTGATCGTCGGCGACGACATGAGCAGCTCCTTCCGCCGCGCGCCGAACGTCCGCGAGCGCGCCGCGACGAGCGCGAGCGGGTTCCCTTCCCCTTCGACGTTCGCCGGGTAGCGGTCGATGTCGTCGAGCACCGCGAAGCGGCACGTCGTGTAGCAGAGCCCGGCGGCCGAGTTAGCGCCGGTGAGTACGAGCAGCCCGCCCGGGTACTCTTTGAGCAAGACGGTATTCGACGCGTCCCGGCTCCGCGGCGGCGCGACGCGGCGCCGGAGAACCTCGCTCTCCGCGATCGCCGGGTCGATCTTCTGGCGCGAGAGCCGCTTCGCGACCTCGACGGTCGGCTCGACGAAGAGAAACGGGCCGGGCGCGTGCTGGATCGTGTAGCCGAGCCAGTTGACGGCGCTCTCGGTAAACCCCATCTGCGACGCCTTCTGGATGACGACCCGCCGGATCGGCGACGAGACGGAGAGGAGATCGAACGGCTCGCGGAGATACGGCGCGCGCGCGGTCCGCCAGCGTCCGCGCTCGTTCGCCGTCCGGCCGGAGATCACGCGATGCTCGTCGGCCCACTCGCAGACGCTCACCGCCGGCTCCGGCGTCGCGCCGTCCCGGAGCGCGGCGACGACCGCGGCGGCGCCGGCGTCGTCGTCAGAGCTCGAAACGTTCGCGGCAGAGCTGGTCGAGGTGATCACGGACGTGGTCCTCGAGCGCGACCGTCACGGCCGTCGGGTCGAGCTCGAACTGCGCGGCGATGAGCGGCCCGACGTGGGCCGGCCATGCCTGCCAGGCGTCGCGGAAGAGCCGCGCGAACGCGAACGCCTTGGCGAGCGCCGTCTGGCGATTGACGACGAGCCCGCGGCGCTCTTCGAGCTGGAGGCGCTTCAACTGCGCCTCGGTGAGCAGCATCGCCGTCCGCGCCTGCCAGAGCGCGGTCGCGTTCCCGAGCACGCCGGGCTTCGGCGCGGCGGCCGGCGCCGGCGCCGCGTCGGGCCGGCGGAAGCGGGCGTTTGCGGCGCCGTTCGGCGCCATCGTCGCTTCCCAGAGCGCGTCGGCCTCGGTCTCGTCAATCTGCTTCGCCGACCCGTGCGTCGGGATCGGGCCGCCGTGCTCGACGGTCCGCTTCTGGACCGCCCGATGCGTCAGGCCGTGGCGGCGGGCGTACTCGCGCTGACTAACGAGCGCCATCGCCTACTCCGGCCGCTCGACGACGTAGCCGGCGAACTCGCCGCAACGGAAGAGCTCGACGGTCGGCAGCGCGATCTCCTGGAGCAGCCGGAGATCGACCGGACGCTGGACGCCGACGAGCGCCGCCTCCTTCGCGAGAATCGCCGGCGGCTCGGCGCCGGCGCGGAGCTTCTCGGCAAGCGTCCAGCGCTGCGAGCAGAGCGCGAGATACGGCGGGAGCGGCCGGAGCCAGCGCTCGAAGACGACGAGACAGCCGCCCGGACGGAGCTGCTCGACGAGCTCGGCGAGAAGCGCCCGCCGGGCGACCGGCGCGAGAAACATCAGGACGAGAAAGCAGACGGCGACGTCGAACGGCTCGAAGGCATACGCCGTCGCGTCGGCCTCGACGAGCTCGACGCCCTCGATCGGGGCGAACGCGGCGCACATCGCCGCCGAGCTCTCGATCGCGACGAGCCGGCTCTCCCGGAGCCGACACGTCGGGGCGAGTTGCGCCGAGATGTTACCCGTTGCTGCCCCAATGTCATACACGAGCCCGCCGACCCGGACGTAGTGCTGCGCGACGTGGAGCACGAGCCGGGTCGCGATGTCGTACCACGGCAGCTGCTCCCGGACGTGGTCGCCGAACGACGCCGCGAGCCCGGCGTCCTCGAATGTCCAGCGGCCGGCGAGCTCGGCGGTCGGCGCCGTCGTCATCCGGCGAACTCCCGGCGGCGACGGACGCGACCCTTCGCCGGCGGCGGCGGGGGTTCGGCCGTCGCGAGCTCGGCGTGAAGACCGCAGCGCGCGATCAAGTAGCCGCCCCACGGGCCGCTCTTCCCGTCGAAGTGCCGGACCCAGGCGCCATTACAGCCGCAGCGGAAGACGGGAAAGAACCGGCCGTTGACGATCCGGGGCCGGATCGGGAGCGCCGTCCGCGGCGTCCGGAAGAACCCGTCTCCGACGACGCCGAAGTCGAAGAGCGCGCTCATACGTCGAAGATCTCCCGGGCGACGGCGCCGGCGAGCGCCCGCATCATGAACGGCGGGACCGCCCGGCCGAGCCGCTCGGCCTGCTCGCCCTCCGTCCCGACGAGGACGTAGTCGTCCGGGAAGCTACAGAGCCGCTTGATCTCCGGGACGTTGAACGCCCGCCGCTCCCAGTGGACGACGCCGGCGGCGGTCATCCCCTTCGGCGTGTAGTGCCCGACCGTCGCCGTGATCGTCGGACAGGGCTCCCGCGGGTCGACGACGATCAGGGAGAAGTACCGCTTCGACTGCTGCCCGGGGACGAGCCAGTCCGACGCCGCCGTGAGCGCCGGCCCCATGTGGATGGTCCGCGCGCCTGGCGGGAGCCCGGCGAGCGCTTCGCCGGCGCCGTAGCGGTACGGCAGCGGCGTCGGGAACGCCGGGACGCGGCGGAGATCGTCGCGGACGGCGACGAAGAAGAGCCGCTTCCGCCGCTGCGGGACGCCGAGCCACTGCGCGTCGAGAATCCGCGCCGCGACCCGGTAGCCGAGCGCCTGGAATCGCCCGAGAATCTGCTTGAAGACGCCCTTCCCGGCACCGGCGACGAGCCCGGCGACGTTCTCGGCGATCGCGACCCGCGGCCGGAGCTCGTCGACGAGCCGGAGATACTCGTCGAAGAGATCGTCGACCCGCTGGACGACGCCCGAGTACGGCCGCGGGACGCCCCAGCCGGCGGTCCGGCGCCCGGCGAGCGAGAAGGCGGCGCAGGGCGGGGAGCCGTCGAGGACGTCGAGCTCGCCGCGCCCGAGCCCGAGCGCCCGGAGTACGTCGGCGCCGCGGAGCTCCCGGACGTCGCGCTCGTCGACCGGCGTCTCGGGATAGTTGGCGGCGTAAGTCGCCGCCGCGACCGGAATGAACTCGCTCGCGAAGAGGACCCGGAACCCGGCGAGCCGGTAGCCGGTCGACGAGCCGCCGGCGCCGGCGAAGAGCGAGACGACGGTCCGGCCATGGGACGGCGTCGCCCGGACGTCGGCGACCGACGGGACGCGGTACGGCGGGCGGTCTACGCCGGCCGCTGCGGTTTCGGCTGTCCGCTCCATTCAAACCCGCACTGCGGGCACTGATAGCTCGTCTCGACGCTCTCGTCATAGCTCCGGAAGCTCTCCGGCGCCCCGTCGCCCGCGGTCTCGGCGACGAGCGCGTCGAGCTCTTCCTGCGTGAACCCGAGCGTCCCGAGGAGCTCGGCGTCGTCGTCGACGGCGACGGGAAGCGCCGGCGAGTGGAGCCGCGGGTTGACGTCGGCGCTCCGGAGCCCGGCGACCGGGCGACGCGGGAGACCGGGCGGAAGCCGGACGCCGGCTAGGACGCGCGCGCGGGACGCGGGCGGACCGGGAGACTTCGGGACGGCGCCGGACGCGTTAGGCGGCGCCGGGCGGCCCGATTTCGGGCTCTCCGAAGGCGGTCCGGGACGGCGCCGGCGCGACGCGGGCTCGGGCGCGGCCACTCGGCTACCTTGGCGACCTTCCGGACGTCGAGACGCTAGTGATTTTTCGCGGTCGGCGCGCCCGCCTCCTAGGGGTCCCGCGTCGAAGGACCCACCACGCGGGTGGCGGCGCCGGCTCTTCGTCGCGTCGTCGCGTTCGCGTTCGCATCGCGTCGCTCTTCGTCTCGCTTCGTGCGCTCTTCGTTCCGTTTCGCGCGCGCTTCGTTCCGTCGATCGCCCGCTTCGTGCCGTCGCGATCGCGCTTCGTTCCGCTTCGTTGACTTCGCTTCGCGTCGAGCTCGCGCTCGCGATCGTTCGCGTTCGCTCGCTCGTTCGTGATCAGCGACTCCGCGCGAGCCGCGCGTTCGCCTTCGCGTTGATCCGGGCGCGCTGGGAGGCCGAGAGCTTCCCGGCCTTGTACATCTGGGTCGCCCGCGCCTTCGCGTTCGCCGCGCGCGCCTTCGTGTCGACCGGATAGGCGCGCGCGCCTGGGAGTCCGAACTTCCCCGCCGGCAGCGCGTGCCGGCGCTTCGTCGTGAGGCTAGCCATTGGGCGTATCTCCTTTCGAGTCTGCCGGCGTCTGGAGCCGGCGGCGGCGCCACAGAAAGTAGGCGACGCCGAAGACGATCAGGCCGAGCGCTACGAGCCCGGCGAGTACGTTCGCGACGGTCATCCCGAGCCCCCCTATCCGCGCCGCGAGCCGCCCGCGCGGCCGGCGTTCCGCCGGCTTCGCCGGTCGCCCTCGCGCAGCAGGTTCTTGACGAGTCGGTCCCGCATATCCTCGCAGAGCGGCGGGAGAACGTCGCGCCGCGCGAGCATCCCGTGGACGCTCGGCCCGAAGACCTGGAAGATCGGGAGTCGCGCCCGGGTCCGGCGGCGGAAGACGCCGCGGTGCCCGGTCCGCATCGTCGCGAGAAAGGCGTGCGCGTACTGCTCCTGCTTCCCGGCGATCGTCGCCGTGACGCCGCTCTCCGTCTGGCGCGCCTTGAACTCGACGAGCGGGATCGGGCGGCCGTCGACGACGAGCGCCGCCTCGAGGTGGCCGGCGACGGCGGGCTCGATCTGAAACGCCGCCTTGATCTCCGCGCTCGGGAGACCGAGCAGCGGCCGGAGCCGCTGCGCCGCCTCGACCTGCGCGTTTTTCGCCGTGTCGTTCAGCGCGAGCGCGGCGACTTCCTCGAAGTCCCCGGTCTTCAAGAACGGCAGAAGCCGGTGCGCGGGTTCGAGATCGATCTCGACCGAGACGCCGATCGGCATGGCTACCGGCTCCCGCGGTCTCGGCCGGCGGCCGGTCTCCGGGTGGGGTGGGGTCCAGCGGAGACCGGCGCCGACGAGCTCGTAACCGTCACGGGGGAACCGGTGGCACGGCCCGGCTTGTAGCAGAGGCGTGTCAACCCTGCGAGATCTCCTGCGAGCGCTTAACCGCCGCCGCTAGGACGTCGCCGAGCCGGACCGGGTCGCCGCCCGGGCGGGGCGTCGGGACGGCGCGCGCGGGACCGCGGCGCATGTGGTGCGCGCTCCGGCCGAGCTCCGGGTCCGGGTCCCGCGCGCGCGTGCGGCCCTCGACTCCAGTCGCGCGCGCGCGCGCGTCCGGATCCGGATCTTTTTCTTCTACAGGGGAAGGGGAAGGGGATGCGACGTTGGTGACGCCGTCACTGACGGCGTCACATCCTGTAAGCCTGCGATGTTTCTGCATTCTACTTCGCGTCGCGGCCCGGCGCTCGAAGACGTCCGCCCGGGACGGGTTGTATTTCAGGTAGTCGTGAATCTCCCAGTCGTCGCCCCGGTCGTGCCAGAGCCCGATCGCCGCGAGATGGTCGGCGATCGCCTCGGGATCGGGCCGGACGAGCTCGGCGAGCGCTCCGCGCCGCGGGACGCCGGCGTCGTTCCCGGGCGCGACCGTTACGCCGCTCAGGTTCAGCAGGAGCGCGACCTTCGCCTTCGGGAGCCGGCCGTCGGTCAGGTTCCGCGCGCACCAAGAGATCGCCGCCGTATGTAGGACGAGCCCGAGCACGCCGGCGCGTCCGATCTTCCCGTTGTCGAGGATCGCGTCGTCAATCGCGGCCCACGCCATCGCCGGACTCTCCCTTCGGGACTTTACGAACCGGTCGGCGACGCAGGACGACGCCGGGACCGGAGGGACGCGTTCGGGTCTCTCGATCGCAGTAGGCGAGAATCGCCTGGCCTGCCGGCGACGCCGCGGCTACAAGCTCAGGGCCGCCGGGATAGAGCGCGGTCGGCGCTAGATACTCCGTCGTCCCGCAGAGATAGAGCCACGGACCGTTCAGAAGAAGCAGCCAGTACGGCCGAAGCACGAGATGGTCGCGTGCGTGGCGGACCGGCGCCATCGCGATCGGCCCGCGGCATCCGTTCTCAACGTAGCGACGAACGCGAGCCGCATCCGCCCACCCGAACGCGAAGAGCAGCATAAAGCGGCGCGCCGACGCGAAGGTCGCCGCTGCTGCCGCGAGATCGAGCGCGCCCTCGTTCGGGCTAGAACCGCAGGCGTCGCTGATCGCGAGCCCCCAGACCCGATCGGGTAGCCCGAACGACCGGACGCGAGTAACGAGCCGCCCAAGCGTCCGCTTGTTATCCTCGGCGATGATCGCGATCCGCTGGTGTGCGAGCAGCCCGCCCGGCGCGCGGAGATGTTCCCGGAGCCGAGCGGCCCGGGCGTAGTGCTTCTCGACGATCGTCAGATCGTACGGAAACGTCTTCGCGACGCCGTGGACGAGAAAGTCGCGCAGTAGCGTCGCGGTACTCCGTCCCTCTGCGTATGACGCCTCGCCGCCGTTGAAGTCGTAGGCGACGAAGGGCGGCCCGGTCGGGGTGAGCTCCCGCGCCGCCCGGGCGATCCACGCCCGGCAACACTTCGAGAAGAACGCGTGCTTCTCGCGCGAGTACCGACTATGTCCGCCCCCCGGCGCGCGACGGCCCATCGGCCTAGAGACCCTTCAGATAGCGGAAGCTCTCCGCGACCCGGGGCTCGGTGGGGCGCCGGCCCCAGGGAAATTCTCGGAGCCGCATCGTCTCGGGGAGTCGAAGATTCGTCTTGCAGTAGACGGCGAGTCCGGCCGCGCTCGCGTCGGTAACGAGCTGCGCGAAGGGCCGGAGCGGCGGCACGTACGCCGGAGTCTGCGCGCTCGGACTCGCGCCGCCGATTACGACCCACTGAAAGAGATCGAGCTGCTCGAACTGGAGCGCCTGGAGAAGCGGCTCGACCGAGAGCCACTTCGTCCCGCACCGGATCTTCGCAAACGCCTTCTCCGCGTTCGCGACCCGGGCCTGCGCGTCGACCGTCGTTCCCATCCACCAGTTCTTCGGGAACTCGAACTCGGCCGCGCGCTGCGGGAACTTCGTAAGAACGAGAAACGTCCACTGCGAGTTGCGCCGCGCCATCTCGATCGTTGCGTCGATCCACTCGGCGGGGACCCACTGGCCGAAGAGATCCGACATTGAGTTAGCGAAGATGTGCCGATAGGCGCGATCGCCGGCCGCTTCGGGTGGGAGCGGCTCGTGCGCCGGCGCGCCGAGTCGGCTCGGGTAGAACGTCGGCGCGAAGCCCTGCGGGTAGATCCGCTCGGCGATATCGCGCGCGTAGCAGTAGGGGCAGTTGTGGAGACACCCCGTAACTGTATTAAGCGAGCGCCGCGCCCACTCGATCGCGTCCGTCGGTTGCTCGTTTAGTTTCTCGGCGCAGTCGAAGCCGGCCGCGATAATCTGGCGTCGCGTCGCCGGATCGAGCGCTGTCCATTCCGCGACCGAATAGGCGCGCTCGGCCGGACGGGTCTCGCCGCGCGTCGGGCGGAGACGCAGCGGCTGACCCTTCTTTCTCGATGGACGATAGCGCCGAACGGCGGCGCGAGCGAGCACGAGTAGCGGGCGGCGGGCGAGCGCCTCGATGCTATCGGCGGTCTCTAGCGCATCGAGAACGTCGTCGCGAGCGGCGGCGAGTAGGCGGAACCAGCGCCGCTCGTCGCGGGAGATACTTTCGACCGCGGTCGAAAGTTTCTTACCGCGGCCTCCACCTTCGCCCTGACGGCGCGGCCCGAGCAGCTCGCCCCAGCGCAGCTCGAGGTACCGCTGCGCTTTTACTAGTTCGAGCGTATCGCGCTCTAGACCCTCCCACTTCTTCTGGAGCTCTTCGAGCTTCTTCTGGCCGAGCCGGAAGTCGGAAGTAGTCCGGTCGCCGTTCGTCGGAAACCAGTAATCGACGAGCGGGCGCCAACCTCCCGGTGGTAAATCCGGGAGACCGACACCGCGCCGGAGCGCCGGTAGCGTCGCGGACGCGGTCGTCATCGCTTCTTCTCCTTCTGGGCCGCACACGTTAGGTCGTGACTGATCCAGACCGACGGGCCGCGCTCGACGCGCGGCGGACGTCCCGGGTCGCTCATCCCGGCCGCCTCGACGCGATAGCTGTAGACCTGTTCGAGCGGGATGTCGGCGCCCGCCGGCGAGACCGCCCAGGTGATCGGCCGCCCGCAGCCCTGACAGGTCGCGCCGCTCATGACGCTTTCTTCGCCGTCTCGCAAAAGGCGAGACACTCGCGAGAACAGTACTCCGTAGCCTGACTCGCGCTAAACCATGGCGCCGGACCACACTGGCAGGTGCAGTGACTACAGCCAGGTAGGACGAGCAGTACGGCGAGCCCGATAAGAACAGACCAGACGGGAGCGCTCATACTCGCGGCGGAATCCGGTGCGGGTCGACGCCGGCGACGCCGAGATCGCCGAGCACCCGGGCGGACGCGACGAGCGTCTCGTGGAGACTGGCGGCGGCGTCGGCGTACAGCTCCGCCCGCGTGAGCTGGCTCCGGCGGGCGGCCCGGCGCGTCTCCCGGTTGAGCCGCCGGGCGAGCCCGCAGGCGGCGTCGAACAGCTCGCGGAGCGCCCGCTCGTCGGCCGGGGGGATCACCGGAGCGCCTCCGCCCGCAGGACGCAGGCGTCGCAGCGGCCGCAGGCGCCGAGCCGGGTCGGCGCGTAGCACGACCACGTCGCGGCGAAGTCGACCGCGAGCGACCGCCCGAGCGCGACGACCTGCTGCTTCGAGAGCGCGACCAGTGGCGCGGTCACGCCGGTCGGCTGATCGGGGAGCGCCGTCCCGGCGACGGCGTCCATCGCGGCGACGAAGAGCACCCGGCAGTCCGGGTAGCCGCGCGCGTCGGTCGCGGTCGCCCCGAAGACGACGGTCGCGCCGCCGAGAATCCCGGCGAGCGCGATCCCGTGGGCGAGAAAGACGGCGTTGCGGCCCGGGACGAACGAGCGCGGGATCCCGCCGTCGCGGATCGCCGTCGGGCTCCGGTCGAGCGGCAGGCCATCGGCGCCGCAGAGCGGGACCTGCTTCCAGAGCGCCGGGTCGACGACGACGCAGTGGAGCTCGACGCCGCCGGTCCGGCAGATCGAGCGGGCCGCGTCGAGCTCGTAGGGCAGCGCCCGCTGCCCGTAGCTCACGTGGAGCCCGACGACGCGGTCGTACGTCCAGCAGGCGAGCGCGAGCGCGACCGTCGAATCGATCCCGCCGGAGACGAGGACGACCGCCCTAGACATAGAGCGGGAATCCCGTCTGGCGCCGCGCCTGGTCGAGCTTCGGGAGCGTTACGGCGTACCGGGTGACGCTCGTCCCGTCGAAGGAGTGGATACCCGACGCCGCGCACCGGGCGATCCGCCGGACGCTGTTGACGCGACCGACATGGATATAGCACCCGACCCGGGCCGCGAGTGCGCCCCAGTCGCCGAGCGACCGGAGCTTCCACGGCGTCGTCCCGCCGACGAACAGGCCGACGTTCGCGCCGAGCATCGGCGAGACGTCCGCTTCGACGACGCCGTCCTGGACTGGCAGCAAGAGAAGACGGGTCTGCCCGAGCAGAAACGGGAGCCACGTCAGCGACCGTTTGAGCGACCGTCGGCCGTCGCCGACGATATCGGGCAGCACGACGAAGTCCGCGCCGGCGCCGAGCGTCTGGACTGCCCGCAGGAAGGCGTCGGCGTCCCACGGTTCTTGGCGGCAGAACGCGCTCCAGGCGCCGTTGTCGAGCGCGTATCGCATCCCCTCCGTTTGGAGCCGCGCGGGCGTCACCATGAGCCGCCAGCCCGCGTCGCGGAGCGCCGCCAGGTTCCGTCGCGTCCCGGTCCGGCTCGCATACGGAGTCACGCCGCCGGCTCCGCGCCGAACCGGGCCGCCGCCGTCCGGGCGAGATACGCCGCGAGCAGGAGCGCCTCCGCCGGGCCCTCGTCGACGGCGCGGAGCGGGCCGACGCTCGGGCAGACTTCCGACGCTCGGAGCCGGCTCGCGGCCTTCGACGCGCCGAGCAGCCCGTACGCGCGCTTCCAGACCTGCGGCGGGATGATCCGGTAGGGGACGCCCGTCGCGACCGCGAGCGCGAGCCAGAGCCCCGAGCCGAGCCCCGTCCGGTACGTCGACGCGACGCCCTGGCGCGGGCGCGCGCCGCCCGCTTCGATCGCGAGCTCGACGACGAGCGGCGGTGCCTCGGCGATCGTGAGCTCCCGGAGCAGCGACCACATCGCTCGGACGTCGTACTCGAGGCGCGAGCGCTTCCCGCGGCGGACCCGGACGACCGGGGTCCGGAAGAGCGTCGTCCCGACCGGCTCGCGGTTCGTCCCGAGATCGAGCACGGCGAGCCCGCCGGCGAGTCCCGGGTCGATCCCGACCCAGCGCGTGACCGGGACGACGGCGGCGGCGTAGTTTCTCATGCGCCGCGCTCGGCGAGGACGTCGTCCGCCTGTCGGCAGATCGAACAGCGGCCATCGACCGAGACGCGCCCGCGGGTCGTCGGCCGGCAGTCGCGATGGTCGCGGGAGAGACGATAGAGCGTTACGATCTCCCGGAGCCGCGCGATGTGCGCCATCAGGCGTGCGGATGCCATCGCTTGTCCCGCGGGCGCTTCTTCGTCGGCGCGTCGAACCCGGGGAGCTCCTGCCCGCAGCGCTCGCAGCGGGCCGAGCCGCCCGCCCGGTACACGATCCGGTCCGCCGGATGCCGGCACGGCCGCCCGCTCCCCGCCGATCGCGCCTGCCCGACACTCCGCCGTCGCCCCATCGTTCAGGGCTCCACGTCCGGCGGTTCGCCGTCCGGCGGTTCATCGTCGGACGTGACGAGATCCCTGTCGTCGTAGCCGAGCAGGACCGTCACGGCACGGAGCACGCGCCATGCGTCCTCGCGACTCAGTCCGTCGAGCGCCGCGACCACCTCTAGGAGCGCCCGCTCCCGTCGCCGCGGCTGGCGCTCCGATCCGACTGTCTTCATTGCCCCTATCGCCCCATCGCCCGCCCCCCTCCCCCGGGGGCTCCCGCACGCCTACGCGTCGCCGAACGGGACGGCGGCCGGCTGCCCGCCGCGCTCCGTCGCGCTGCCCGTCCGTCCCGACCGCCGTCCCGTCCCCGCAGGCGTCGCCGCCACCGGCTCGGGGAGCCGGATCGGGCCGCCGACCGCCGGCGACTCGCCGCTCCCGGACGCCTGCGGGCGCCGGACGACCGGCCGACCCGCTCCTTCTCCGGTAGCGGGTCGGGACGCGCGCCCGGGTAACCCGCTACTTCCGTGGTAAGCGCGCTTACCAATGACTAACCAAACCCCGGACAACCGGGCGTAACGAGCAGGGACGAGCCGCGCCGGGATCGTCGGGATTGCGCGGACTTCGCCCCGATCGGTCCGTAGCCGATGCGCTACCTCGCTACCTTTTAAGTAGCGGGTCCCGGGTTCGAATCCCGGACGGCTCATTCGGAAAATCAGCACGTTAGGTGGTCTCCGGCTAGCAAAATACGCCCTGAGCTAACCAAAACTAACCAGATTTTGCGTATCGTTTTCGAACATACCCGCTACTTCTTGGTTAGCGCTGTCTCCGCCGCCGGCGCCGGCCGGTCGAAGAGCCCGACGAGCCCGGCCGGGAGCCGGGGCTTCGCGGTCGCGGCGTAGGTGTCGATCGTCAGCTGGATCGACGAGTGCCCGAGCTGCTGCTGGACGTACGCCGGCGTACAGCCGGCTTCGATCAGGAGCGTCGCGTACGTATGCCGGAGATCGTGCGGCGAGACCGGCCGCGGGAGCCCGGCGGCGACGCCGAGCTCGCCGATCTTCCGGTTGACGTTCCGCGGGAGCAGCGTCCCGCCGGTCGCCGTCGGGAACAGCCAGCGGTTGCCGATCCGCGCCGTCTCGACGGCGTGTCGTTTCAAGCCGGCGACGCGCGCCTTGAGCACCGCGACGAGCTCGGGCGAGAGCGTCAGATCGACGATCCGGGGGCCGTGCTTCGGCGGCCCGAGCGTCCCGGTCCGGTAGTCGAGCGCGTGGCGGACCCGGAGCGAGCCGCCGCCCGCGGCGGAGAAGTCGTCGACTTCGAGCGCGAGCGCCTCGCCGAGCCGGAGCCCGGCGCGCATGTAGACGAGGAGAAGCCCGAGCCACCGCGGCGCGCGCGTCTTCGTCGAGGCGGCGAGCGTCGCGAGCTCGTCGGCGTCGAGGACCCGCTGCTCGATCCGCGCCCGGCGCTCGGCCTTCGTCGGCTCGCAGCGGAGTCCGCCGCGCTTCCCGCCGAGCTTCCCCGCCGGGTTCGCCGGGAGCATCTCGCGCTCGACGGCGGCTTGCAGACAGGCGCGGACCGCCGAGTAGATCGTCCGGATCGAGCCCGGCTTGAGCGGCCGGGGCTGGTTCGTCTTCGGGTCCGTCCCGCCGCGTGCCTGGCAGTCGAGCAGCGCGTCGAGCACGACGCCGCGCCGGCAGTCGACGAGCCGGACGTCGCCGAGCCGCGGGAAGAGGTAGCGGTACATCGCGCGGTGGTGGACGTCGTACGCGCGCGGCTTGAGCGTCGGCTCGATCTTCGCGAGCCACGCCGTCGCCCACTCGCGGAACGTCAGCCGGGGATCGCAGCCGGCGGCGCCGCGCCGCTGCCCGCGGGTCGGGACGAGCGTCTTCGCGGCGTCGTCCGCGTCGGCGCGCGTCACGTAGCGCGGCTGATGTTGAACGTTCTGCGCGTCGCGGTAGTTGAGCACGTACCGGACGCCGGCGGCGGTCTTGATCTTCCGGATCGCGTACGCCATCAGCTCGTTCTCCCGACGAAGACCGGCACGTAGGCCAGCCGCAGCGACCGGACTTCCGCCGTCAACTCCTTGACGGCGCCGGTCAGCGCGCGGACTTCTTCGCAGACGCCGCCGAGCTGGTCGTCGATCGCGAGCAGCCGGCCGGCGAGCCGCTCGACCATCTCTTCGGAGTCCATCAGCTCGCCCCTCCCCGCGATTCGAGCACCGCGAGCCGCCGGTCGAGATCGTCGACGCGGGGCCGGAGCTCTAGCGCCGTATTGAGATGCTCGGCGATCGCTTCGAGAACTCGGAGCATCTGGTCGAGCCGGATCGTCATCACGTCGAGCCGGGCGTTGGTCGCGCCGATCTCGGTCCGGACCGTCGTGTCGAGCGTCCCGAGCCGCTTCTCGACCGCGATGAGCCGCTGGACGGTCGTCGAGATCTTGCCGTTCGTCGCGCGCGCCATCAGCTTCTACCCCGGTGGAACGCGGCAGCGGCGCCGACGTCGAGCGGTTCGATATCACGGCCGGCTCTCCGGCGGCGACGGGAAGGCGTCGGCGTCGCCGACGTCGAGAGGTTCAGCCCCGCTCGCTCGCCGAGAAGCCGGAGCGCGGTGAGCGCGAGCGGGGGGATCGGGTTCCGGCCCTGCTCCCACCGGGCGAGCGTCGTCGGCTGCACGCCGAGATCGGCGGCGAGCTGGACCTGGGTGCGGTTGAGGTGGCGGCGGAGCCGCCGGAGATCGGTTTTTGTCATACCCGGTACTATACCCGGGGCCTACGTCGGGAGCCACCGCGCGGCCGGGCGTCCCGTGGATCTCGTCGAAGCGGCGGATATCCGCTTTTCGGACGCGGGGATAGCGACCGACCCAGACGGCGCCGAGCTCGCCGCGGTCGATCAGCCGCCGGACCTGCGTCGGCGGGACGTCGAAGATCGCGGCGGCGCGCTCGATCGAGTAGCGCGTCTGGCCGTCGTCGTCGGGCGCGGGATGCGCCGCGGTGTACGCGACGACGGCGTCGGCGAGTCGCGTCGCGATATCGGCGATCGCGAGACTCGCCCGCACGAGTCGCTCGGGCGTCACGGTCGCGGGATCGAGGGCGGCGGCGAGCAGCTCGACGAGACGCGTGCTGCTCTCTTCCATCGCCATAGACCGCGGGCCGGTCTAGTCCTCGCTACGGACGAGCGTCAAGACGGGTCGCGTACTTTCCTTCCTGTCCTACTCGTCCGACTCGTCCGACGTATCGGATCGACGTCGATGCCGGCGCGCGTGCGTCGGCCGTTCGGTCTCGCTCGCGGGAAATGTCTCGCGCGTGATCCCGCGGGCGTGGAGCGCTTCGGCGATGAGCAAGCGCGCGACCGACGCGACGTTCTGATGTAGATGGCGCGCGAGCGCCTGGAGCTTCGCGTGAAGAACTGCGTCGAGCGCAAGCGTGAGCCGGTATCCGCGGGTCCGCATACGTAGGACAGGTGTGACACAAGCGGGAACGTCCGACAAAGCATCGGCAAACCTATTGACCGCGTCGCGCTGCCGTCGTACAGCGAGCCGCAGCGCTTCGCTGCGGTTCGCTGTTGAGAGCTACGAAGAACAGCCGTCAGATCGCTACAACCGTCGTCAGGGGGGTCGATCTGATGGAGGTCTGGACGCGGCTCACGAGCGAGCCGGCGAAGCTACGCACCGCGCTCCGGGCGCGGAACCGGCGCCGGCTCGCCGCTGTCGCGCATCGTCTCACCGTCGCGCTCGCGACGCTCGACGACCGCGCGCGGGCGACGAACGGATCGAAGAGCGCGCCGCCGCGGGAGCGATATGCGCGGCCGGCGGAAATCGCACCCGAATACGGCGTCCACCCGCGGACGCTCCAGCGCTGGCTCGCCGATGATCTACCCGACGCGCTCTTCAAGCGGCGGCGACTGACGCTCGTTGATCTCGACCGCTACGCAGAATGGAAAACGCGGTTCAGCCGGAAGCACGCGGCCGGATGACGACGACGACGCACCGGTGGTGCGCGTGGTATCCGGTCCGATCGGAGCTCCTCGAACGGCGCTGCGCCGACTGCGGGGCCGTCGAGCGGATCACGCGGGACGGACTCGTCGACGCGACGATCGGGGAGACCGTCGCGCAGCTCCGCGCCGTCCGGGCGGCGGCCCGGGCGGCCGGAGTCGAGCTCCCGTGAGCGAGCCGTACGACTGGCGCCGCGACGTGCTCGGGAGCTCCGACGCCCCGGCGCTCGTCGGCGTCGACCCGTGGCGGACCGCCGGCGACGTCTGGGCCGAGAAGACGGGCCGGCTCCCGGTCGCGCGGGAGTCCGAGCGCGAGCTCGGCCCGAAGACGATCGGCTCGGCGCTCGAACCGGCGTTGCTCGACATCGCGGAGCGCCGGCTCGACGTCGCGCTCGCCCGCCAGGTCTGGTACCGGCACCCGACGGCGCCGCTCGGCTGTAGCGTCGACGCGCTCGCGCTCGTCGCCGAGCCGCCGCTGCTCCTGGAAGCGAAGACGTGTGGGATCCTGAACCGCCCGGCCCAGCTGCTCGACGCATACGGCGACGAGGGAACGGACGAGGTCCCGGAGTCGGTCTTGATTCAGGTGACGCACGACTTCGTCGTCCTCGCGGCGCAGCCCGATCTCCCGCCGATCCGGGACGCCGTCGTCGTCGCGCTGCTCGGCGACGGCCGCGGGCTCCGTCTCTATCGGCTCCGCTTCGACGAAGAGCTCGGCGCCGAACTGCTCGACGCCGAAGTCGACTTCTGGGAGCGCCACGTCGTCGGCGACCGCCGGCCGCCCGATCCGCCGTCGCTCCCGACGCTCCGGGCGCTCCCGCGGCGGCCCGAGCTCGCCGCGGTCCCGGTCGATCCGCTGCGCGTCGGCCAGTGGCTCCAGGCCCGGGCGGAGCTCGACGCCGCTGAGAAGCGCGAAGAGTTCTGCCGCCGGCAGGTACTCGCCGAGCTCGGCGACGCCGAGGCGGGCGCCTGCGCGCTCGGGACGCTCACGTATCGCGCCGTCGCCCGGAAGGGCTACGAGGTGAAGGCGACGACCGTCCGGCAGCTACGGTTCCGGGCGACGAAGGAGATGCAGGCATGACGACCACCGAGACGGAGCTCGTCCCGACGACCGACCGGACCGTCGGCGACGCCGTCCTGCCCGATCCGACGATTCTCCCGCCGAGCTCGCTCGAGGTCCTCACGCGGAGCGAGCTCGATACCCAGATGCTCGCGGCGCGCCGGTTTCCCCGCTCGATCGCGCTCTTCAAGCAGAACGCGCTCGCGATGATCCGCCAGGACGTCGAGACGGCGCAGCTCTGTTACTACGTCCTCCGGCGCCGGAAGCCCGACGGGACGTTCGCGAAGATCGAGGGGCCGTCGGTCCGGCTCGCCGAGATCGTCAAGAGCGCGTGGGGCAATCTCCGCTCCGGCGGCCGGGTGCTCGCCGAGACGGACCGGGAAGTCATCGGGCAGGGCTACGCCTGCGATCTCCAGACGAATACGTCGACGGTGAAGGAAGTCCGCCGGCGGATCACGACGAGCGACGGCCGGCGCTACAGCGACGACATGGTCATCGTCACCGGGAACGCCGCCGTCGCGATCGCCGAGCGAAACGCGATCTTCGGCGTCATCCCGCGGGCGATGATCGAGCCGCTCTGGCAGATCGCGAAGAAGGTCGTCGCCGGGAGCTTGAAGACGCTCGCGGAGGGCCGGAAACACGCGCTCGCCGACTGCAAGGCGCTCGGCGTCGACGCCGCCCGGGTCTGCGCGACGCTCGGGCGCGCCGGCGCCGACGATCTCTCCGTCGACGATCTCGTCGAGCTCCGCGGGATCCTGACCGCGATCGCGGAGGGGACGACGACCGTCGAGCAGGCGTTCCCGGCGCCGGCGGCGCCGGCCGACGAGCGCGCGCCGGGGACGCGGACGGAGCAGACGAAGGAGACGCTCCGCCGACGGCGGCACGCGGCCCAGCCGCCGGGCGACATGGAGACGCCGCCGCCAACGCCGGACGAGCTCGCCGAGATCGACCGGCAGCTCGCCGAAGAGCAGAAGAAGGAGCCGCCGTGATGCCCGACCGTCAGACGTTGCTGATCGTCGCCGTCGTCTGTTTCGTACTCGCCGTCGTGCTCGAACTGCTCGGCGTCGAGATCCGCCTGAATCTCGTCGCGCTCGGGCTCGCGCTCGCGACGTACGCGCAGCTCCGATGAATCCCGTGGGGCTCGTCCTCTTGATCCTGCTGATCGTGCTGCTCGTCGGCGGCTTACCGACGTGGGGCTATCACCCCTATGGCTACGCCCCGTCCGGCGCCGTCGGGACCGTCCTGCTCGTCGTCGTTATTCTGCTCCTGCTCGGGCGGCTATGAGAACCGCGCTCTCCCGGCTCGAACGCGAAGCGCTCCAGCGGCGCGAAGCGAAGCGCTGTAAGGGGGGCGGGCATCCGGCGTCGCTCACGTTCTGGCAGGAGGGCGACTACGCGACGCCCGACAAGCTCGTCTGCGGTCGCTGTTTCGTCGTGCTCGCCCGCCGACGGCACGGCTCCGACCGAGCCCGGACTTCCTGACGGGTCTAGTGTCGCCACGGCGGCGCGCCGTCGCGGTAGCCGCGTACGGCGACGAGCAGCTCGACCGCGAGGAGCACCAGCGCCGCGAGAAAGAGAAGCACGAGCACCTGGCCGACGAGATGCAGCAGGCGCCGCACCACGGCGCCTCAGGTATGCGCGATCGCGTTCAAGAACTTCTCGGCGTAGCCGGCGATCGTGGAGGCGCAGTCGGTGCCATTGACGATCCGCCGCGCGTTGTACCAGTCGGTCTCGTCGGTCGTGAAATAGTCGGCGAGCTTCTTCCCGGTAAAGTCGCCGTCCGCCATGCCCTCCCAGATGATCCGCTGCGCGATGGCCGGTTCGAGCGCGAGATCCGGTGTCGCCACGAGCCGGCCGCCGAGGCCGAGCTTCTCGTCTTGCTGCTGATAGTTCTCTTCCCACGTTAGCTGGATATAGCCGCGCCCGTAGAAGGGATAGTAGGGCTTCGCCTTGAGGTACGCCTCGCCGCCGTACTCGCTCAGGGGCGCCATCGTGAACGCCGTCTCGTGGTAGGTCGTAGCGAGCAGGTAGGCGAGCTCCCGATCGCCGTAGTGGTAGCGCTCCGGCTCCGGCGGATTCTGCTGGTCGTAGTAGTCGAGGAACACGTTGAGGCCGTCGACCTGCTGCTGCGTAAAGCTCTTGAAGAGGTAGTAGCGCAGATTATCAAAAAAGTAATCGCGATGGATCATGGTGGACCCTCCTCGGCGCAGAGCGCCGTCAGCACGACTTCGAGATTGCCGCCGTTGGAAAACCGCTGCGTGACGACGGCGTGCGCGTGCCAGCCGGTGAGCGCATCCGGCCCCGTGTCGAGCATGTGTACGAGGCCCGTGTCGCTCGCGTTGTTCACGAGATTAGCGGTACCGCCGGAGAGCACCGTAAAGCCGGGAGCGCAGGCGACGGCCAGCGCGATGATCGTGCCCATCGCCGGACGGATCAGCAGGCCCGTCGAGGTCGCGACCGGCACGATCGTCGGGCCGCCCGCGCCGGCCGGACCGGTCGGCCCCGTGGCGCCGGTCGGCCCCGTGGCGCCGGTCGACCCCGTGGCGCCCGGCGTGCCCGGCATGCCTGCGGCACCCGGCGCGCCCGTAGCGCCCGGCGGCCCGGCGGCGCCCGCGGTACCCGGCGCGCCGTCGCGGCCCGGCGGTCCGGCGGCGCCTGGCGGCCCTACGCTGCCCGGCGGCCCTAGCGGCCCCGTAGCGCCCGTCGGCCCGGTCGGCCCGGCGGGCGGCGCGACGGCCTCCGGACAGACGGCGAGCGGGTCCGCACGCCGGCAGGCGGCCTCGACGCCGCCCGCGCATTGCCGCGCCGGTCGCCCGGTGAGCGTGCTACAGAGGCTCGCCACGCGCGTCTCGCAGACCGCGCGGCAGAGCGCCGCCTTCGAGGCGACGGTGACGGCCGGCGCCGTGGGACTGGCGAGCGCGGCGGCGATCCAGAACGCCAGCATCAGAAGGAGAGCCCGAGGCCGACCGTCGGCACGACGCCCACCGGACGGAGACCGACCGCGGCGTTCAGCGCGTAGACGCCGTTGGCGAAGAGCACGATTCCCGGCGGGATGATCGCGCGGAGACCGAACGAGAGGTTGAACTGGTCGAGCCGGCTCGACCAGCCGACGCCGAGCAGCGGATCGGCGCGGATGCCGCCGCTCGGCGTGACGACCAGGACGTCGGTATCGTTCGGCGCGAAGGCGGTATCGAGCTGACTCGTACCGAGGAACTCGACGATCGCGGCGAGCCGCCGCGGCCAGAGGACGACCGATCCCGAGACGCCGTAGAGCGCCTGCGACTGGATCGAGTGGCTGACGTTAAAGTTGAGCGCGGCATGCGCGTCGACCTCGGCCGTGCCCTGCCACAGCGGCAGCGAGAGATTGAGTCCCGGCGTGATCCAGTACGCGCCGGTCCCGTGGAGCTCCGCCGGGTCGCCGGTCGGAAACTGGACCTCGAGCGTGAGCGCCGCGCGCCACGGCTGCGGGATCGGCAGCCGGTACTTGCCACGGACCGTCACGTCGCCGATGCCCGTGGCGTCGACCGCCGCGATCGTGCCGCCGAGCGTCGGGCCGCCGACCGGCATGAACGCGCCGCCGGCCGGACCCGTCGCCTGGACGACGCGTGCTCCGACCGCGCAGTTGAGCCGGGTCGCGAGCACCGGCAGGACGACGCTGAGATCGACCGTATCGGTGATCCCGTGACTCATGGCGACCGCCGCCGCCCAGACGTGCAGATCGAGATCGTAGCGCAGCCGGATACCGCGCAGCGCCGGACTGCTCGGATCGCCGGTCGGCGTGCGTGCCGCGAGCACGGGCGGCGCGAAGCGGCCGAGCTCGCTGAACGGCTGGCCGAACAGCGTCGCGTCGGCCAGCGGGCGCTCGGCGATGACGTTGACGTTCGTGACGCCGGCCCCGAGCGTCGCGGCGTGATCGAGAAAGATCGGGCCGAGCACCGCTATGCTCGAATCGATCGCCGCCGTCCCGGCGAGCGCCGCGCTACTCGCCGACGTGAGACTCGGCGCCGTAACGAGCGTCGCGACATGCGCCGCGAAGGTCGTGAAGGCCGGCGCCGGCCGGAGACCGACGCGCTCTTGCGCGTCGCCGAGCACGCCGCGGAGCGTGCGCGCGTCGAGAACCGGCGCGCAGCTAGCGAGCACGAGCCACGCCGCCACGGCACGCAGGAGAACCTCCGCTACGAGCCGACCGGCGTCGAGCGCGCCTCGGGTAGCGGATCACGCGACGGCTCGTCGGTCATGGCGAGGGTTCCGGCTAGAGATACTCAATAAAAAAGTAATCCGCATACCGGATCGCCACATTTTGGTCCGTATCGGCGGTCGACGTCTTAGCGAGCAGTTGGATGTGGTGCGGGTTCGACGCCGAGTCGAGCAGACCACCGTTGGCAAACAGCGGGAGACTAATCGAGTAGCCGTAGGTCGCGGCGGTCGTATTATACTGATTATTTCGAGTGGTCCGCATTTCGGTACCGTCGAGCAGCATGCGGAATGTAGTGATCTTGTTCGTGAGCGTATTGATATTCGCATCCCCTTCTAGGACCGCGATGAGCGACCACAGCGAACCGCGCGTCGGCCAGGTAAAGTCAAACAGGGTAGACTCGGTCGGCGTTATTACGCCCGACGACAGTTCGTTATTGGACGCGACCCAAAAACCTTGCCCGACGCCGTGGTGAGCTTTGGTAATGACGCCCGGCGCCACTTGTGGATCGGGATAGAAACCTGTCAATTCCCCACCGGCCGGTCCGCTAGGTGGGAGCGTCGTCGGGATCGTCGGCGCGAGCGCAAGGCACATCGCCTGAATAGCGCGCCATAACATCGTGGGGTCACCCTTGACGGGACCGATCGCCGCGTGCGCGAGGAGCGCGCGAAGGTTCAGGATCAACTCGTTGAAATGTTCGGCGATCGGGCGGGTACCGTCGAAATTCGCCTCGGGATCACAGTCGGCAAAGAACCCGTTAGGTTTCGGTCCGACCGGACCAATCGGTGGGCACGTCGTCGCCGCGTCGGCGGTATCAGGTACGGTAAACATGCCTCGCCCCTCTCTAGGCCAATTCGAGCGCCAGGAACGACATGGCGGTAAACGTCGCCGTGCCGGTCGCCGCCGTCCGTTGCGCGGTGACGGTGATCGTGTGCGCGCCGGGTGCTTGCGCCGCCGCGAACGCGACGAGCAACGGCGCCCACGGCATGGTACACATACCCGGCACCTGAATCCCGCCAGGCGCCAGGGTGGCGACCGTTACGCCGTCGACTTTGAGGCGTACGGTGATCGTGTACGTTTGGCTTGCCGCGAGTAATACCGTCGGACTCGCGACCACGAGAATCCCGCCGCCGTTCGAGGTGGTGATCGGCTTTGAGTACAGCGTCACCTCGGCGGTCGTGAACGTGACGGACTGCCCCGACGCGGTATCCGACACGGCGGCGCCGGTCGCGGCGCCCGCCGCGAGCTCGGCGAGCGCCACCGCGTTCGGCGCGATCGACGGGTTCGGGTAACTCCCGGCGAGCGACCCACCCGCCACCCCGGTGCTTGGTCCCGGCGGTCCTTGTGGTCCTTGCTGCCCCTGCGGTCCTTGCGGTCCCGTTTGCCCCGTCTGTCCCGGTTGCCCCTGCGGTCCTTGCTGCCCCTGTGCGCCTTGCTGCCCCTGCGGTCCTTGTGCCCCTTGCTGCCCCGGATCGCCTTTCGGTCCTTGCGGTCCGGTCGCGCCGTCTTGCCCCGCTTGCCCCGGTTGCCCCTGGGGTCCTTGTTGCCCCGTGGCGCCTTGCGGTCCTTGCTGCCCTTGCGGACCGGGGTCGCCTTGCGGTCCTTGCGGTCCCGGCGGGCCCGCCGGTCCCGGCGTGCCGCCGTGGGCGTCGACGTACTGCTTGGTCGCCGCCTGCAACGGCGCCGTCGGATCGGTGCCGAGGGTCAACCCGTCCCCGTCGAACGTCGCGACGATCGTCCCGGCAATCTCGATCTCGATCGTACCGGGGACCTCGAACGTCAAGTCGTCGCCGTCGGATTCGATACACGGGCACGCCCCCGTCGTCGGGTTGCCGAAATGCACCGCGCTGTCGGGCGCGAGTGACAACGACCGGTCGGGCGGCACGGGCGACATCAGCGCCGTGCCCTTGTTGTCGGACCACAACGCGCTAATGCCGGTGCCAGGCGCCCACACCTCGCCGTCCCACGTATACGCCACCCCGTTCGGTCCGGTGTACTCTTGCCCGACGGTCAAGGGTGGCGGTGGAAATACGAGCGTTGCCATGACCGCGACTCCTACGGTGCTTGTGACGAGAGGGGCAGGCGGCGCCACGTCGGCGGCGGCGTCACCCCGCCGACGGGTGCCCACACCTCGGCGAACGCTTGTGAGACGACAAACACCGTCGTGTTTGCACTCCACGGTTCGGCGTGCAGCGCCGAGACGATTTCGCCCGTGGCGGGCAGGCGGCGCACCCATGTCTCGGTTGCCACCCACGAAATGCGCTCCACACATGGAACGTCGGCACCCCACAACTCGGCGAGCGTTTGGGAGTTGACGAAATCGGTCATACGCTAGGCGGTAACTTTCTGCCCGACTTGTATCGCGTTGACGGCGGGAATCGTCCACGCGACCCCCGTCGCCGGATCGACCGTGTCGACCTTCGCGATGTAAGTATAGGTTGTACCAAGCACGGTGTCGGTGCCGGCCACCTGCGTCGTACCGGATTTGACGAGCACCTGCCCCGACCGCGAGCCCGCGTCGGATTTCTTGACGTACATTTTCGAGACGACGCCAATGATCGCTTGCGGCGTAAACGGTAAGTCGTCCATGTCGTACAGGTCGGCGTCATTGACGTTCGACGAGAATACGAAATCGGTGTCGCCGTTCGCCACTGCCTCAGACACGCACCCGACGTTGCCCGGTGCGAACGTCAAGAGGCCAAAGTACCCGCCGGTCCCGCCGAGAGTAACCGCGCCAGCGGGGTTGGGAAAGCCGGACGCAAACGTGATCGCCCGGTTATATGACGACGTACCGGTCGATACGCCGAGCGTGTGTAATGATGCCAGCGAATCATTGTAGGCAAGGTAGTAGAGCCGGCCCTGCACAATCGCCGGGGGGGTGGGAAAGGTAAAGTCGTTTGCCCCACTTGTGGGATTGGTGACCACGGCGGTCGTGGCGAGTAACGTGCCCGGAACGCCCCCGGCCCCATCCCCCGCGTACAATGCCGCTTGCGCCTGCAACGTATTGGCGGCGCCATAGGTCATAGTGACCTTCGTTACGATCCCACTGTGTGCCGCCGTGAACGCGGTAAATTGCATGCTATTCCCGCCTATATTGGCGGGAGCGCCTTGGATATTCGCGCCTTGCGTGATGGTCATGTTCGGCGTGAAATTCTTTTGTGCTGTATCGGCGGTCGGCGAGAGGCACACGGCGCGGACGTCGCCGACCCAATCGTTCGGCGCCGGGGCACTGCCCGAGTAAAACAACAGGTCGTCGACGAGGCGTTGCGCAACGGCATTCGCCCATGTGAACGCCACGACGTTCGCGTAATTGTTCGCGTTCGCCGACGTATCGAGGTTCGTCGCACTGGCGTAGGTGTCGGACGTCTGCCCGTTCTTCCGCACCGTCATGGACCCGCCCGTGTTGGAAATCACGACCCGGATCTGAAAATGGGTCCACACGTCCTGCGCGAACGCGCCGGCATAGGTCGCGAGCACGGTCCCCGTTTCGGTGCCGGCTTTGAGCACGAGATTGCCACCCGAGTCGAACACGACGGTACATTGCGGGGTCGCACCGTCGCGAAATTGAATCCACGCCTCCGCCGTCGAGCCACTGAGGGCGCCGGGGCGGTAGTAGGCGAGCGCGGCGAATACCGTGCCTTCGTTCGACCCGATAGTCTTTTGCACAAACGGTACACTGGAGAGTTGCCGGACCGCCTGACCCGGAGCACCGAATCGCCCCGCCGCGAACGCAAACGTGGTGGTCGCCGAGTCCCACACACTCCGCGCGATGTCGGCCACCGTCGCGTAGTAATCGAAGCTATCGCCCGCGATCCACGCCATTAGAGCACCCCCCGGAGTGTCCATGTTACGTCGGCAAGCGTCGCGTCGGGCGTCGCGGGGGCAAGGAGCTCGATCCGGTCACCCGCCGCAACCGACACCGCCGACGTCCACACGAAGCCGCCGACCGTCGCGCCAGCCGCCCACCGGAGCGACCCTTTCGACACCCCGTTGACCCGCACGTCGACGTCGGTTTGCGCCGTCGCGCCGACTGTCGCGACTGCTTGACTGCCGGTGAGGTTCGCCGGCAACGTGAACGCGAGCGCCGCGACGTACAACCCGAGCGATACCGAGGCAGTCGGCGCCCCGGTGAACGCCCCGGCGACGAGATAGTATTGCCCGCCGATCAACTTGCCGACACTCGCGACCGCCGGCACCCATTGTGCCGTCGTGCCGTCGTTGTAGAAAATGTAGAGATTGCCGTCGGTGGTGCGCCACCACAACGTCCCGGGAACCGGCGACACGGGCGCCGTCGCGCCGATCGCTACGGGAAAGGTGCTCGCCGGGTTGTTCCAGGCGTCGATGAGCATTTGAATGTCGGCGTCGACCTCGGATGACAGAATCGGCGCCTCGTGGGCGAGGTTTTCGTATTCCTCGGAATACGTGCGCACGCCGGTTACTTTGAGGGGGCGAACGAGTGTCGGCGATCCCATAGGTCAGGCACTCCAAAAGTCGATGTTCCACAACCCGATATTCCAGAGCGCGGGCCGTCTACAGATAAACGATACGGTCGACCCGGCGGGCGCGGCGCGTCGGATCACACATTTGAGCACGGTACAGTCGAGCGCCGTGGCGATCACTTGCCACCACATGGGCGGCACCCCGACGCGGGCGTCGCAGAACGTCGTGCACCCCATGCGCCACGGCCAGTGTTCGACGATCGTAATCTGGAACCCGTAGAGTGCCGCCAAGTAGATGAAATAGTCGCGCGACTGCCCGCCTTGCGCCGCGAGCTTCGCGCAGACGAACGCCTGGCGCTGCGCGATCGTCCACGTTCCCTGCGTACACTCGTCGGGGAGCCCGAGCTCCCGCTCCCAGTCGGGCAGCAGCTCGACCGCGCCGCAGGGATAGGACTCGTCGAGCAGCGCGCAGTCCCGCGTCTGGATCGCGAGCATCGCGTCGGCGATCGCCATCCAGAACGCTTCGATCGTCGTCCCGGGCTCCCGCGGCCAGCACGCGCCGCGGGGGAGTAGGTCGAGCAGCGTCCGGGTCCACTCGTCGACGGAGAGCACGCAGCTCGCGGCGACGCGGGGCGGGACGCCCGTGACGACGGGATCAGGCGACATAGGCAACCGTCCCGAGCACCGCGAGATCGCTCGCGCCGAGCGCGACGTCACCCGGCGGCTGGAGAATCGTATGATGCTGCTCGCCGGCGGCGAACGAGACCGCTTCCCAGAGCCACGAGACGTAGACCGTCCCGCCGGGCTGCCCGTGCCGGTAGAGCGTATCTGTGAGCTCGGCGACGACCGCGGTCCGGACGGCCGGAGTATCGGGCGTCAGCGCCTGGATCGTCACGTCGATCGGATAGGCGATCGGCGCGAGCACGAAGACTTGAGTCGCGACCGGGCGGACCTCGTCGAGATGCGCTTGGACGACGGCGACGTCGGCGGGCGTCGGAATCCCGTTCGGGTGGGCCGCGTCGTCCATCGTGAAGTAGACGACGACGGTCCCGGCGCCCTGGCCGCGCGGGACGACCCACGCCCGGGTGACGCCCGGGACCTCTAACGCCCACGCGCTGTAGTCGGCCGCCGCGCCGCCGTGGGGGGGGGCTTGAATGCGGGCGAGGAGCCGCGCGCGGAGCGCATCGTCGGTCTCTTCGTCCGCGCCGCCGCCGATTCCAGGCGCCGCGACCGTCGCGTCCGACGCGACGCCGGCGAGCGCGCCGACGGTCGTCAGCGTCGTCCCGGTCGTCGCGTCGCCGGCGACGCCGAGCGTCTCCGCGGCGACCGCGAGCGTCGCGAGTCCCGCCCCGTCGAGCGTCGCGCCGGTCGTCGCGGCGTACCGCGTCCGGTCGAGCCGCTGGAACTCGGCCCCGCTCGGGACGACGGCGCCGGCGGTTCCGTGGACGCTGATCGCGCCGAGCGCCGCGACGGCCGGCTTCCGCGTCAGTCCCCAGATCGACGCCCAGCGCTCCAAGAACGAGGTCTCGGCGGTATCCGGGAAGAGCTGGAGCGAGAGCCAGACCTGATAGCCATAGTGGAGATAGGAGACGCCGCCGAACACGTCCGCGATGACGGAGAGATTCGACTGCTTAAGGAGCGCGTCGGCGCCGGGGAGCCGCGCGTTGAAGTCGCGGCGAATCTGGTCGCGGAGCGCGGCGAGCGTCGGGCGATCGAACGGCATCGCCTACGCCGCTCCCGCGTCCATCGCGACGAGATACGTATTCGCGACGCCTTCGAGCGCGAGCTCGTCCCATGCCCACGCGAAGTGCCAGTCGTAGACGCTGCCGTCGAAGCGGGTGATCTCGACGCGGAGCGCGAGCGTCATCGGCGGGACCGGGCCGACCTCGAGGTAGCTCGCGGCGACGTCGACCTGGACGGCGACGTTGTCGTCGAGCAGCCACTGGAGCGCCTCGGCGGCGTACTCTTCGGCGCGCCGGCGCGTCTCTTCGGTCGCCTTCTCGCGATCGAGCAGCCAGAGCCGCGAGCCGAGCGGAATCGTCTCCGGGCGTTCCCAGTTGCCCCACCAGCCGCGCCGGTCGTCCGTCCCGTCCGGGATAACGTCGTCGTCCCGCGCGCTCGCGTCGGTCCAGAGCGAGAGCAGGACGGCGCTTTCGAGATTGTGGTCGGTCGCAAGCCCCGGCGGCGCGAGCAGCCAGTCGCCGCGCAACGGGGCGGTGAGGGGCGACCACGCGGTGCGAACGTCAGCCGGCATCAGCCCACCCGGAGAATCGACGAGCCGCCGACCCGCGCGTGCCCGCACGTATCGACGTCGTCCGCCCGGACGACCGGCTGCCCAGCGATCCGGACCGACGTCGAGCCCTGCGCCGTCGCCCAGACGTGCGCGCAATGCGCGTTGACGGTCGGGCAGGGCGGGTGCGCCGTCCCCTGCGACCCGACGACGGCGACGACGAGGTTCTCGACCCGGACGAACGACTGCGGGATCGTATCGATCGCGCCGCCGCCGGCGTTCTGATCGGTCATCCGCTGTACGGCTGGCATCGTCAGCTCTCGTTGATGTCGATCGACGGCGACTTGACCGTGATCGAGTCGGACGCCGAGATCTCGATCGTGTCGCTATCGATCTCGATATGGGAGGCGTCGAAGTGGAGGGTATCGCACGTCACCGTGATCTGCTGGTTCCGCCCCAAGACGATCTTGGCGCCCTCGTCGTTGTAGATCGCGACGTCGCCGTTCTGGAGACCGGTGAGCCGGTAGCGGCGATCATCAACCGCGACGACGATCCCGTGGTCCCGGCCGCCGCCGAGAAAGAGCACGAGCGCCTCGGCGCCGACGAGCGGGACCGACGTAAACCCGTACTGCTGGAACCGCTCGACGTGGTCCTTCGTCTCGTCGGCGAGGAGCTCGACCTGGACCTGCTGGAGCTTCTTCGTATCGTCGACGAGCGAGACGCCGCCGCGGGTCGTCCCCATCGCGATCCGGCGCGAGAGCTCCGTCTCGCGGCTCATAGGAAGATTCCCCCGGCCGCGGAGACGATCGCGTCGATCGAGCCGCCCTGCCAGAGATCGGCGCCGCCGCCGGGCGGCGTCCCGCTCGCCGTCTCCGCCCCGGGGACGGTATCGCCCTCGTTCGCGTAGGCGTCGGGGAGCGTCAGTTCGAGCCGGGTCGTACTGCCGCCGTCGTCCTTCCGGAACTCGACCGACGAGACGAGGAGCACGCGGTTGATCCCGAGCCACGAGCTCACGACCGGGACGAGGATGTTGACGTCCCAGAGCGGCCCGGACGGAATCTGCCGCCAGCCGGCGACGACGACGGACGCGCGCGTCGCGTAGCCGGCGCGCCGGCGGGCTTCCCACTCGGCACGCCGCTGGCACATGGCGTCGTCGGCCTGTGTCTCGGCCGTCAGGAGCCACGGCCGGTAGCGCGCGAGAAACCCGTCGACGACCGCCCCGATACAGGCGCGAACGGTGGCGCCGGCCGGACTCGTAGTGCTCGAAGTCGGACTCGTCCGATCCTGGCGATCGTCTGTATTTGCTCGCTGACCCTTGACGATGTACTGCGAGAACCGCTGGGAGGCGTCGAGCTCGGCGCTGGCGCCGAGAATGTTCTCTCCCTGAACGAGCCCGGCGACGGCGAGCCCGCTTCCGACGGTAGTAAGGGCGAGCTGGCCGTCGGCCGTATCCGTAATGAGCAGTCCCCGCAGCCGCGCGAGCCGTTCGAGAAGCGCATGGCACGTCTCTCCTTGCTGGACCTGGACATCCTGGAGCGGCGGCATCGGCCCGACGAAGTCCGGCGACGGCCGCGGTCCCTCGACGCGCGTCCCCGCGGAGCTCGGCGGCATCGGCCCGACGAAGCTCGCATACGGCCGCGGTCCCTCGACCGACATGCCGGCCTTCGACGTGACGGTCAGCCCGAACGGCGCGGCGAGCCGCTCCGCGATCTCGACGAGCGAGAGCTGCTTGAACTGCCCGCCGGGAACGATCGCGGCGCTATCGACGAAGTCCGCCGTCCGCGACCGGCCGCGGATCTCGACGCCGTGGGAGTGCGCGTCGAAGCGCGGCATGTAGGTGTCGATGTAGCCGGTAATGACGAGCTCGCCGTCGAGGAAGATCGAGCACGGCGCGCCGGGTCGGAGGAGCCACGGCTCCATCGGGAAGCCTACCGTCCGCTCCGAGACGCTACACGAGAACTGCGCCGACGCCTGTTCGAGCCCGCGCTGGACGGCGACGGCGTGCCAGCCCTCGTAGTCGATCCCGCTGATCCGGACGGTCACGTTGCCCATCCGCTACCCCGCCGCCGCGAGCCCCGTCTGGGGGAGAAAGCCGGGATGCACGGCACCCGTCCGGGCGACGAGCTCCTGATCGCGGCTCGGGTCCTGATAGAGCCGCTGGGCGAGCGCGAGACTCGGCCGCGGAAAGCCGGTCGCGTAGGCGCGGAGCGGTAAGAGCGTGGTCCCGCGGACGGCGAGCTGCGCGATCGCTTCCGCCCGGACGTCCGCGATCGCGGTGAAGACGGAGTCGGTCGCGAGCGGCTCGATCCGGTCGCAGAGCGCGACGACCCGGTCCCGGACGGCGACGAGATCGTCGTAGACGCCGAGCGGGATCGTCGAGAGCGGCCCGGGAAGCGCCGCCGCCGCCGCCTGCTGGACGAGCGCCATCAGACAATTGGCGTTCTCCGCCTGCTGCGCGCGGCCCCGCGTCGCCGTCGTCGGCGGGAGCGGGAAGGTGACGTACGTGAGCGCGTCGAGCCCATCGAGCGCCGTCGCCGGCGAGACGCTCGCCGCGAACGCCGCGACGGCGTCGAGGACGACGCTCGCGATCGTCTCGGCCGAGACGGACGCCGGATCGAGCGCCGCCAGTGCCAAGATGTGGCGGCGCGTCTCCAGCGCGACCGGCTCGGGGACCTGGAGCGTCGGGCCGCGGAGCCCTTCGAGGATCTCCGCCAGGTGCTGGAGATGCGCCGCCGCCGCGATCGCGACGAAGTCCGGAAAGCCGGCGACCTGAAAGCTCATAGGACGAGCCCCGCGAACGCCGAGAGCGCCGCCGCCTGGAGCGCGCCGGCCGCCGCTTGTAGCGCGGCGCCGGCCGCGCGCCGCGCGCTCGGGAGCCCGCTCTGTCCGGGCTCCGCGAACGAGAGATCGAAGCGGCACATCCGCCCCTCGTCGTCCCGCTCGGTGTAGCGGAAGCGGTCGCAGACGACGCGGAGCTCGCCGAGATACGGGTGGACGAGCTTCCCGGGACCGGGCTGCTCGCAGGCGGCGAGCAGGCGGTCCCGCGTTCCCATGTAGCCCTCGCCGAGCACGTAGCCGGTGATCGACCACTTCCGCTGCGCGCGGCCGAGATCTTCGGCCCAGGGCTGATCCCGCTGCGGGTACTCGTGGAACTCGTAGCGGCGCCCGACTTCGCCCGACGCCTCGCTCACGAAGAACGGGACGCCGCGCCACGACGCCGGCCGGAGCCGCGCGCGCCACGACCGCTGCTCGACGGTCCGCCGCTTCTGCGGGCGACGCTGCCGTGGCGCCTCGTCGAAGAATCCGACCTGCTTCGCCATCCTACGGCGCTCCGCCCGGGGCGTACGGGCCGCTGTAGTCGGGGACGCTCCACGGCATCGAGCGGCCGACGTCGACCGACTTGATCTTCGCCGCGCCGGTCGCCGTCGCCGCCGTCGTCTGCCCAGGCGGCGCGTTCTTGTTCTCGATCGTAACGTTGACGGTTCCCGACGCCGGCGGCCCGGTGAGCGGTGGCGGCGGGACGCCCGGGACGCTCCCCGCGACGTACGTCTCGGGCGGGACCGCCTTGAACTTCTCCCATTCGCTCTTCATCGCGTCGGCGGCTCTCGTCCACGTGTCGAAGAGCGGGATGTCGGTGTAGCTCTTGATCGTCGTCCACATATCGACGAACGACGTCTTGACGGCCGTCCAGGCGTGCGCGATGCCCTCGATGTCGGCCTTCGTGCTCTTGACGAAGCCGGCGATCTGTTCGAGCCCGCCCGCGAAGTCCGTCGCGATCGCTTCGCGGTTCTGCTCCGTATAGGTCGCCATCTGCTCGTTCAGCTTCGTCATCTCCGGGA